TCCCTCGACCGTGGCCTTGCCGTCCTTCTTCCCGGACGCCTCCCCGAACGCGCGCTGCGCGGGGGGGATCTTGCCGGCCTCGATGGCGCCGGACAGGGTCGCGACGAACTCGCTCTCGCGGGTGTCCGTCTGGATCTGGTTCAGCTGCGCGACCGCCTGGTCGCCGCTGTCCGCCTTGAGCTTGATCGAGCGCAGCACGCCGATCGCCTCGCGGTGGTCGTCCTTGCCGGTGATGAGCCGGACCTCGGCGCGCAGCGCCGTCGTCGCGCGCATGTCGTCCTCGTCGGGCTCGTCGTCCTTCTTGGCCTTGAGCGCGGCCGAGAGCTTCGCGTCCAGGGCGGTGAGCTGCGCCTGCAGAGCGGTGCAGCGCTCGTTCGACGCCTTGAGGTCTGCCAGGGCCTTCGCGAGCTCGTCCATGTCGTCTTCCTTTGCCGATGCCGCTGCGACGAGCGGCTCGATGTTGTGGAGTGCCGGGTCGTTGGTCAGCGCGACGTTGATGAGCATGGTGACGCGCATCGTGCCGTCGTCGAGTTCGTCGTAGCCGAACGCCGGGGAGAACAGGCGGTACTCGCCGGCCTCCAGGTACTGGCGCGCGCGGTCGGTCCAGAGGATGTCGGTGAGCCACAGCTCCCCGTCGCGGACCTGGGGCACCGCCTGCTTCGCCGAGGCGGGTGCCTCGATCGGGGGCTCGTGCCGGGACTGGTGCTCGTAGTCCATCATCATCGGCACACCGCGCTCGGCGTACTTCTGCATGACCAGCTCGGCGCTCACGTCGTCGAAGAGAAACGTCCCCTTCGTGCTGGGGTTGAGCCCCTTCTTGAACACGCAGAACTCGGTCGGCGCCTTGCCGTCGAGGAGGCCGAGGTCGAAGGCGACGCGCGCGTCGAGGTTCGCCCGGCGGACGCCCTTCGGCAGCTTCGACCTCCCGAACAACTTCACGAGAGAAAGCGTATCCGCGGATCGGCACCCGGCGGAAGGTGGCGCGGGGGCGCGCCCCGGAATTGTGTGATCGCACCTGGGCGCCCCCACGGGCGCGCCGAGCTACTCCAGCTTCTCGCGGAGGACGTCGGCGATCTCGTCCGGGTACTTCTCGAGGTCCGGCGCCCAGTCCTCCCCATCGCGCCCCGGCCGCTCACCGAACCCCTCGTCGGCGTGGTCGGTCTCGGGCGCCTCGTCGTCCCCGTCGTCGCCCGCCTCCTCCTTCGAGATCGCCGTGACGTTGCACCGGCAGTTGAAGTGGAGCGGCGGGTGGTTGGAGTCCCAGAACGAGTCGTCCTGCGGCAGCACCGTCCCGTTCAGGTCGAGGCACTCGTCGTCCGCACGGTCGTCGTCGATCGCGTCGAAGCGGAAGTAGGGCCGCGCCTCCTTCACCGCCGGCGCCGAGAACACCTCGTACCGGCCGGCGTTGTAGGCCGTCTGCACGTTGGTGCGGAAGATGGTCTCCACGCGCGGCGCGTTTTCCACGCCCCACGACTCGGTCAGCGACCGCTCCGCCGCGGCCTTGAACTCGTCGAGCCCCGTTCCGTTCTTGAGCGCGGTCTCGATCTGCTCCCACACGTCGAATACGACATCAGCCTGGGCGACGTTGGAGACGGTGAACGCGAACTCGCGCTCTTGCACCGTCAGCTCGTCCCACGCTGCGCGCGTCAATGGAAGCCGGCGGTGGAACGCGGCGATCGCCTCCTCGAACCGCTCGGGGTCCGCGGTCACGTCGGGCACCGGGTGCGCCGGCCGCGGCGGCGGTACGAACGGCCGGCCGCCCTGGGGCGGTCGGCGCGCCACGCCTACCCGCCCTTGTTGACCCGGATCAGGTACGCGCGGGCAAGCTTCATCAGCTCCCGCACCTCGGGCAGCCCACCGTCCTCAGCGAAGTGGCGCATGAGGGCCGCGGTCACCACGGACGTCTTGCTCACCCCGAAGCGCGCGACGCTAGCCTCGATCAGCTTGGCCAGCGCGGTGGGCACCCGCACGTTGATCCGAACGCCGGACCGGCGGAGCGGGAGGAGGTCCCGCGGGTGCGGCTTTAGAGCTGCTGCCACGCGCTATCCATCCCCCCGGCCTTCGCCATCAGTCTGGCCTTTTCGACCACGCGCGCCAGCTCGTCCGGCCGCATCGCGCGGAACTCGGCGACCAGCCGCTTCTTCATGTCCTCGAAGGAGTGCGCGCCGGCGATCGCCGCACGGACCCGGTGGAGCGAGTGCGACATCGCGCGCACCGCCGATCGGTGGCCGCGCTCGGCCACGGCGTCCGAGTAGAGCCGGCGCTTCCTGATCGGGACGTGATGATGTCCGCCCGCGCGCAGCGACGCCGTGCCCTTCTTCTTCTTGAAGTAGTCGACCTGCTCGAGCCTCTTCTCCGCCTCGCCGCGCGTCGCGTACGGACCACCGAGGTGCTTCGACCGGTCCTCGCTGTAGACGTGGTAGCCGTCATCCTTCTTGACGATCACCAGGTCGGCCTCAGCGGCACGCGCGTGGACCTTGCCGGTACCGCGCCGCCGCGTGAGCGTCTTGCGGAAGTCATCCAGCTTGAAGATCGTCATCCGGCCGAACGCCTTGTCCCCGTCGTCCCGGTGCAGGCAGAAGGCCGCATAGGCTGATGCCGCCGTCGGGAACCCCAGCATGACCTTGTCCTCGTCGTGCGGGCCGTACTCGCCGCCGGGGAGCTTGGGCTTCTTGAGCTGGTGGACCACGTAGACCTCGCGGGCCGACTCGTCCGGTCCGACGTAGCAGTCGAGCTCGTCCCCGTCGCTGCCCATGTGGTCCTCGAAGAACCCATAGTCGTGGCGCATGGTCGTGCGTCCGACCTCCCTCGAGCTGGCGTCGTACCAGCTCCGGATCGAGCCCGCCGGGTTCTCCACGGCGATCGCGAACCCCTGGAACATCCGCCGCGAGACCACGCCCGCGCCGCTGTTCTTGAGCTTCGCGTCCTTGCCGTCCTTCGCGGTCGGTTCGGGCTTGTCGGCCTCGCTCCCGCCGGCCGGGTCGGTGCCGCCATCGGCCGGCGGCGCGCCGGGTGCTCCACCCGGTGGCGGCTGACCACCGCCTGCCTCGATCATCGCCTTCTGCGCCTCGAGCGCGCGGTCCTGCGCCTCCTGCTGCTGGGCGAGCATCTCCTCCTCGGTCAGGAGGGGGATGCCGTGCTGATCCAAGATCGCCTCGACGTCGACGCGCGGGCTGGCGGTCTTGAGCGCCTGCGCTCCCTCGCCGATCGCCTTGTACCCGTTGCCCTCCTCGGAGTTGTCCGTCGGGGGCTCGGTCACGTAGCGGACGCGCGGCGCCAGCTCCGGGTCGCCGTGGTTGTACGCCGCCCAGTAGTACAGCACCTGCTGCCGGATCGCATCCGCGAGCGCGGCGTCCTCGGCGCTCTTGATGTCGGCGACCTTCTGGTGACCCTTCTCCGCCGCTTTGCTGCCAGCGCCCGGCGTGACCTCGGTCGTGAGGTTCTGGCCGAGGAAGATGATCGCCACCGAGCTGTCGAGCTTGCCCTGCTGCTTCTCGAAGCTCTCGTAGGTGCGGCCGGTGGCCTCCAAGATCTCCAGGCCGTAGCCGGAGTCCTTCGACTGGCCGTCGCGGCGCGGGACCATCACGGCGGTGTCCGAGCCGCGGTTCACGACGTCGCTGAAGTAGGCGTCTTTCGCGTCGTCGTCCGCGTCCTCGGGCACGTAGGCAATGTCCGCCGGCGACCCGTGCTTCTCGTTGTACCGGCTCCAGTCGCGGCACACCCACCGGCGCTGAAGGTAGAGGTCGGCCAGCGGCTTGATCATCGCCTTGCGCCAAGCGTACTGATACCCGAATGGGCACCAGACGAGCCATTTGCCGTCCGAGTGCGGGTTCTCCATCACGTCGGGCAGGCTGATGATCCCGTCCTCTAGGATGAGCCTGTAGCACCGGTAGCCCCAGTCCCAGTAGACGAACTGCGGGTGGACCGGCACGAGGTGCGGCCGCCATTCCTTGTCCGTCTTGCTCCAGACGATCTCGGCCACGGAGATGGCGTTCAGCCACCCGTACTGCAGGAGGTCCGCGATCGTCCCCGGCGGGAACATCTCCGACCAGATGC